CGGTAGCAAAAGCAGCATTACCAGCTCCAACTATAGCAATTTTTTTTTTCCTATTCATGTTATTTTCCTCTCAGTTTACCATCTTGTGTGATTTAGCAGATTTGGCTGCTTGTTTAATTTTATGCTCTTCTAATAGTGTTTCTTGCTCTTTTGCTAGTTTAGCAACAGAAGCATTGTGTTTATCTTGTTTATTGTTTTCTGCTTTTAGTTTCTCATCTTGTATTACGAGCTCAATGAGGTTGCCCATCATTATCCAGAATGCTGCAGCAGCAATCAATACGCTGATGACTACGAACGTCATTAACATCTCATATCTCCGTCACTAGATAAACTTCGTCAAATTCTTCTAAGAGATGCCTGACAGATTTTCCAGCAATTCCGATATTATCGACCCATCTCTCATCATATTCGACAGTCGCCCATCCACGTTCCCAGATCAGGCGCTTGCCTACTAAATTAAACAACATGTAATTGTTGAAACTAAGCTGAAAGAGTGTTTTCAATTTTCTTCCTTACCAAAAAAAGCAAATCCGACTGCCATCAGGATCGTCATTGCAATAAAAGGTCCAAACATGACCAACCCTTCAAATGCTGTGAGCGTGATATTAGGTCCCATGACTATTAGCCCTCAATCTTTTTAACTGAACAGCGATTGCCGGTAACTTCTTCGTAGAACATGACTTCTTCCATCAAGTTCCCGATATCAGCACTGCGGCAGATCTCAACACCATTGTGGTTATATGCTACCCAGATCATATCAACGTACTCCCTGTGCTACGATTGAATCCTGATATTTCTCATCAGCGTACGCTGACATCTCAAGATCCATCTGATCTGCCATATCCTTAAGGTTCTTAGAAACCATGAGGATCGACTCACAGAGCTGATCCCGGGATGAATTGAAAAGTTTCGCCATATCAGCGAGGGTCTCGAGCTGGATGGCCAACGACATTGCTTCATTCACGTTCATAATCACTTCTCCTCATTTCCTATTATTCATAATCGCATATATGCAAGAAAATGTCAACCGCTTTTATTAAAATAATTGAATTATCTGTAAGAAGTTTCAAATATCTCAATCGGCAGATTTTCCATGATCACTTCTAGCTTCTCTGTTTTCCAAGAATAGTAAGGATCTTTGGGATTCTTGCTGTTATAGTTCTCTTTCCCGTGGTTGATGAAGTTATCGACAGTCATCCGATACATCTTCCGATCATTCTTCAAGATCATGAATAGCTCTATGTCTATCCCTGTAGTCTCATGCAGATCGAGATATCCTTTCACATGCTTAGTGCTCAAGCAGACATCTCCCCTGAACCCCTGCTTACATTTGCCTTCGATGAACTTGTTCTTACCATCAGCTGATATGACATAGAAATCAGGGAGCTCTCGGTTATTCCAGCGATAAGGGCTGTTCCTTTGGCTCTTCAAGGTTTCAGGAAATCTCTGCTTGAACTTAGCACTGTACTGTGCTACCCTGTATATCTTATCGGTGAGGTTCTTAGAATATAGATAACCTAGGATGAAACATTCACCCTTCTCACCTATCTCTAGTTTCACATGAAAATCTTGGATTTGTTGAATTGACATGTCAGAAATTTCCCCCGTACTGCTTTTTCCACTTAGAATTCTTGACGCCGAGGCCTTCACCAGCAAGGATTATATCGTAGAACAATTTCATCAGCTGAACTGAGTTCTTCTTGGTCGCTATGTTATAACGCAGACGGACAATCTTCATCGCATCAGTCGGATCAATCGAGCTCTTATGGGCTGAATTGATGATATCTAAAGAATACTTCATCGCTTCTGCGAAAGGCATAGAAGCGATTGACGATATCTTTTCTGATGTAAGATTGAATTTCATGTAGCTCTCCTCATTTCCTATTATTCATAATCGCATATATAAGAGAAAATGTCAACCGCTTTTATCATAAAATAATAATTAAATTTTATCAAAATAACAGTTGACATTCTATCGAGAATGGCTTATATTGATAATACAAACAACGGAGAGAAAAATGCAAACTTATACAATCATCATCTCGGAAGAACAACTCGTTTTGATTCAAAAGTTGATCAATCAACTTCCAAATAACATATATCTGGAAAAAGATGAAATTGAAGAATTGTCTCTGATCTCAAGCATGATCACAGATACCATCGAAGAGGAAGATAAAGATATCGTCCAAGGATTTTGCTACTAATGGAAAAAGAACTCGCCCGTCTCGATAAATTAAGCGATCTACAGTTGTTAGATCTGATGGATCGCATGGACAAAGATCCTGCTCCACAATGGATCAAACAATTGATCTACAACAAGATCAATGACATATTGAACGCTCGTTTAGGTGTGTGATCAGATGAAAGTCAAAGTCAAGAATTCTCTGCATGACACTCGTTATGCTAATCAACCTATGTTTCATACGTATGAAGGTGAAGTAGTACCTACACCTAAGTGGGTGAGCTATGACGCTGTATGCCTTACGACTGATGATAAGATGAAGTTTCGTATCATATCTACAGATATGATTATAGAGATGAATGGTGAGGTTGTCAACACAAAACCGACGCCAAAAGAAAAAATCATTATGGTTGACAATGGCAAAGGAACGTCATATACTGTTATTATTGGAACAAACAATAAGACATGTAACTGTACAGGATTCGGATTTCGTAAGACATGCAAACACATAGCGATGGCAGAAGCGGCATGAGCATAGAAGCATTCTTTAATGGCATAGATTCGGACGTCGAAAGGCGAAACAGGATCAGGTTGTCAGTAGCAGCATATGCCTATGAGGTGCATGATGATCCTGTCATGTCAGATGCAGAGTTTGACGCTCTCGCTGACAAGATCAATGTTCAGGTAGTCACGGGCAATGAGATGATGGATGATTTCTTTAGGGAGCATTTCAGTCCTCATACAGGTCAATGGATCCATAACCATCCAGATAAAGAAGGTCTAGAGAGAGTATACGCTAAAGTATTTAAGAGTAAATATCGATGAACATATTGAATGAAGGTACTTTTCTGACGCAAGAGCAGATCACTGATATCGAAGATAAGTATGCGGGTACGTATGTGTTTGAATCTTGCCTAAAGGATAAGGATGGCAAGTGGTTAAACTTCCCTGCTGCTATCTTCTATACGGTCAAAGCTCATCCTGAAGGTTCTAACTACTTTGCTTTGTTTATGTTGCATGGACATCCCATGATTGCTGATGGCATCTCTGCTACAGAAGGTCATATCGTGGGTGTCAAAGCATTCAATGGTGATGTGATTTATTCTCGATATCGCCATGACTATCGGGTGAGCTCTGATAAGACAGTGTTTATCGATGGCGGACGAGATTACCTGAGATCGGGTATGTACGAGACAGATAGGTTCGTTAATATGAAAGTTAACAAAGATAGATTGGAGATCGTAAAGCTATGAGCATGAGATTATTAGGAGTTTTTCTTTCGCCGTTAATGCTGATCGTTGCATTGGCATTTACATTATCAACCGAGCATGTTCATACTCCTTGGTGTGAACATCATGACTTTGAGTATTATGAATGAAATATTTCTCTCGCCTATACCTAAATTTGCTGATCTTGTTTCTAACCACATGCCTCGTTATATTAGGCAAACATTACTGGCCTTAGAAAAGGATATACAAATGAACAGACGTAAATTTTTTGCATTTCTACCTCTTGCACCAGCAGCTCTAATTACTGAGGGTGTGAGAACAGCAGCTGCTTCTCAGGCACCACCAGATCATGTAATAAGCCTGACTCTCACGGGTACTACTAAGAAGAGCGAGAAGATTAACGGCCCTTATTACGAAAACAGCCCTCAATTTATTTTTACAGGCGGTAGCAGTGACCCCAATAAGCAGGTATCGATGGCGGTAGGTGAGGACGGTGAGCTCTGGATTAGGCCAAAAGATAAACAATGGAAGAAGGTAGTGACACAATGACGGAAAATGATATGGAAACATCAGCAGATCGTGCTGCTCGTAAGGAACGTGAAGAACGCCTTTGGAATAAGCAATGGGCTCTGGATAAGTCAATTGAATGGTGTAAGCATATGAATGAGATTTTAATTACACCCGAAGAGACTGTTACGGGCAAGCTTATGACAAGCGAAGAAGTTTGTCAGATGGCAGATATTTTTTATTATTGGCTTTACAAGGATACAAAATGACAACAGAAGAATATGTAGAAAATCTTAAACAATTAGTTCCAGATCATTTTATTGAGAATACAAAGGATTGGAGCACGTCAGATAAGATGTATGTCTTCCTTCATTATATTCAATTAAAGCACATGGAAGAGATTAAACAGATGATCAAATCACCTAAACGAGTACATGAATACTCCAGCAAGGGAAACGGATAAAAGAAAAGGGGGCCGAAGCCCCCTTTTTTAGTATGAGCAAGTTGACCTTGCTTCTTATTACATGATGTTAGTGATAAGAACTCTACGATAGTAAGCGTTTGTTCCTACAGTGATCGTGCCATCGTTAGCCGCTCCTGGAGTTCCTTGAACGCTACGAGCGAATGGATTTGCGACCATTCCGTAACGTGTCTTGAATCCAATCTTTGGCTGGAATGTATCTTGGCCAACCGCACGAACCATCTGTAGAGGAACGTATGGGCAGTAGAAGATACCAGCGTCGAATGCATTAGCACCCTTATATCCAACAGTCATATAGTTGCCTGTGGTATATGGATCGATGTATACACGGAAGCGACCGTTTAGGACACCAGCGAATGTATTGCCAGTATCATCAACTTGCATGTTGTTTGAGTTAAGAGCAGGTGTGTAATCAAGTACGCCAGCCATCTGAAGAGCAGATGCAACGTCTGAAGAACAGATTACGATATTTGCCTTACCACGACGAGTGTCCTTAGCAACTTGGTTAGCTTCTCTTTCAAGGTGGAACATAAGACCCTTGAACTTTTCAACTGACCAACGACCGTTTGAGTCGGTGTCAAGATCGAATGTACCAGCAGTAGTCGTACCAGTAGCAGCACCAGCAACGGCTGAAAGGTTAATTGTACGAACAACTTCACGATTGATTTCTGCAAGGATTTCAGTCTGTAGGATGTTAGCAAGTTCTGTTTCAGCATCTAGACCATGAACAGCCTTAAGATCCTGAGCAAGTTCCATCGTGTATTCTGCCTTTAGCGCACGAGACTTAGCAGAAACAGTAACCTTATCGATTGAGAAGGCCATTTCTGGGAAGGACTCAGCTGAAACACCAAGTGCTTCAGAAACGTCAGTTCCCATGCCGCCCTTGAAGTTGTATGTTGAAGCAGAACCTGTTGGTGATGTACCAACGTTATTGCCGCCGATACCTGCAGTACCAACACCAGCGAACTGATCAGTGGACTTCATTGTATTTGCTTCGTCGTATAATGCTTCAGTGCCTCTAGCAGATGAGTTAGCGTAGTTAGCTCTCATTGCAAAGATTAGTCCTGTTGGACCAGTCATTGGCTGAACGCCGCAGACATCATAAGCAACAAGATTAGGCATTGCACGGCGAATGAGTGAGATTAGGATTGGATCATAACCTTGAACGCCTGTTCCGCCATTCCCAGTGTAACCTGATGCGCCAACTGAGTTGGTTGCAACTTCGAGAAGTGATTGTTGGCCAAAACCGCCGCCAGCTTCTCTAATTGCCTTTTCTGTGTTCTCAAGTAGAGTAGCAGTCACATTACGACGATGTGCATCAGTGATTCTTGGAAGATCACCATGCTCAAGAACTGGCTTCCACTTTGAGATTAATTCTTCATTAAAACCGATCATTTGTATCTCCTTTTAGAGTTTATGTAATTTTATTTATAATAGATTACTTTTTAAGAGTTCTAGAAATTGAAGCAACATAGTTATTCATCAATGGATCAACGTATGGAGCCTTTTCAGGCTCTTCTACGCTCTCGCTAAGAAGTTGATCCTCAGTAACCTTTACTTCGCTCTTTGTAGGGAAGTATGTTTCTTTGATGATTGAAACTTTCTTACGAAATTCATCTGAGTCAGAATAGTTGATAGATTCGGTCAACTTGACGAACTTATCTTTCTGAGTGTCAGTCATTCCTTCAGCAAAAGTAGTAGTGATATCTTCGACTTCCTTCTGGTTTACAA